CACTTGCACTTCCTCTCGCAGGTACAGGGATATAGATAGTATCGCCTTTTTTACCTTTGTGAGATAGTTTAGTAACTAGGTTAGCAACCACTAGATTTGACTTATATGCACCTATTACTTCATCACTCCACAACTCGGGGATGAAGTTATTAGCTACGGCAGTCGTTACTTGGTTTGTACCCAAAGCCATTTTACTTCTCCTATTATAGTATTATATTATTTAACCCTTCCCTCGGCATACGCTGACTGAATTTCATCAGCCAAAGATGCGTATCGGTTTGGGTCTGTTACCTGTAGATTGATTAAATCTGATCTACGGTAAACCTTCTTTCCGCCTATAGAGTCTGAAGTAGAACGCGTTTCAGTTGAAGTTGCTTTAAGTGCCTTATCTCTTTTCTCTGTTTCTTGCTTTTGAACTTCTTTGGTCTTGTCAATCATATTGACTTTGTCGAACAT